CCGTAATCCAGGTGTTGCGCTGCGCCGCTGTGGCCGCGTCGAACAGCAATCCGTTGACGCGCTGGCCGTTGTTCGAGCCAAGGCCGGCTGGGGACGACTGCGACGGGATGGCGTAGAAGGCGTCGCATATTTCGTCGCGCTGGAGTTCCTTGCCCCAATCGACGAGCATCGGCTTCGCTTCGGCGAAGAGATCGATGGAAGATTTCTGCTCTTCGGCGTTGTTGATCACGACGGCGTTGCGCGCCCAATCGATCCAAAGACGCATCCCGTAGTTGTCGAGAGCCTCTTCGTTGCCAACCATCGGCCCGGACGCAATGGCCTGAGCCTGAAGACGGGCCATCAACGGGACGTTGATCTGCTCACCGCCGTTCTTGCCGCCCTTGTCGAGATCGGGGATCACGCGGATGATCGAATTGATGTCCGTCCCCATGTAGGGGCTGAACAAGTTTTCGCGCACGTATTCCCGGAAAATCTGCTTGCGGAATACGATGAGTTTATTATTAGCCTGAGTTACGGAAGCGGCCATAACCCTGTCCTTTCTGTTTGGTCGCGTCCATAGCCGGCGCTAGGGCCTTTCAGCCAACACGCTTGATAGAGGCGACTTAAGTTGACCAAGCCGAATTGAAGGTCGCGCTTTCCGATCCGTCGTAGATTTCGAGATCGTTCGGAGCGCGCATGTTGTTCCCGCCGGCCCTGTTCAGGGACGCGGGGAGTTTGACGGTTGTACGGGGTCGGCCGTTGTCGCCGGTCATCGCTTCGCCGCGGAGTTCGGCGACGAGCTGCTTGCGAAATTCCGGGTCGGCCATCAGCGCCTTGCGGGTGTCTTCGGCGATCTTGGCCTTGTAGGCCGTGGGATCGTCGCCGACTTCGCGAAGGGCCTCATTGCGCTTGTGCCACGTCACTACGGCCTCGCCGGGGTTCGGCGCGTCGATGAGGCGTTGTACAAGCTGGCGGTTGTCTGGGTTGTTGGCGTCGAGCGACTTCAGGGCGCCAAATGCCGCATCGAACGTCTCGCCGTGTCGTGTGCGAGACAACTCCATGCTGATGTTGATGCGCTGGTCCTTGATCTGCTGATTGACGGCGGCGAGTTTGGCGTCGAAGCCTTTTTGCAGATGGTTGATGAAAGCTGTCGGGTCTTCGAAAAGGTCGGGCGTGGCCTCTTCCGGCTTCGGCTGAACGGGTTGCGCCGGCTGGCGTTGCGAAGCAATGAAGCCCTCGAATTTCGCATTGAGTTCGGCAATAGCTCTTTGAGCCGCCGTCTTCTCCGCGTCGAGTTGCGCCTTGAGCGCATCGCGTTCGGCTTGCGCCGCGCGCGTCTTCTCGGCCTCTTCACGCAAACGCCCGGACGGGACACGCCCCTGCGCTTCGTGAGCGGCTTCCTCGGTCTTCTCTTCGACTTTCGTCTCTGAGGTTTCCTCGGACTTTTCCTCTTCGCCTTCTTTGGCTTCCGACTCTTCGTCGGCTTCCTCGTCCTCGTCTTCGGGTTCTTTCTGCCCTTCGAGACCTTCGCCCATCGCTTCAGTCGATCGGTCGCCGGTTTCGTCGAGCGTCAATTCCTCCTTGTCGAAGGCGTCGCCGAATATCTCGCGTTCCGTGCCAATTATCGCATCCCGAAGGATATCATCTGCTTTCGTCATTGGGGTTTCTCACTGTATCGCTGTGAAGCGGCGGGGCTTTTGCGTCTGCTCCGGTGAGACGTTGCGCCATATCGCGGATCGCTTGCGGCGGGATGACTTCAAGTCCCGAACTTGCACGCCATGTCGTTGGCGCGGACGATTCCTATTGCTGCGCGGGCGCTTGGCCTGGCGCGGCTGTCTGTTGCGGAGGCTGGAACAATGCCAGCGCCTCGGTCCAAATCTTGTGCTGCAACTCTGTGGCGTCGAGTTGCGTCTGCGCACCGGCCTGTTGGCTTTCCGCGATGGCTTTCGACGCCAGCGCATCCGACTTGCGAGCGTCAGCGGCAGTTTTCGCGTTTGTGATCGCGGCGTGCTCCATCTGCAACTTATCAGCGGCCTGCTTCATCGCCATTTGCTGCGGTGTCGGCTGCGGAGACATCATCTTCATGAGGCGCTGCTTCTCCGCGCGCGGGCCTGGCCACAGCTCAATGAGCACGGCGGGCGGGACCGCGCCAGGCGGCAATCCCTTGAGCATATCGAATAGGTCTTCGGTCAAAGCCCCCGTGTCCGGCCCTTCCTCAAGCACAATGTCCACGTCCAACGCGCCGAGCGCATTGACAATCACCGGGCGACCAAACTCGTCGAGAGACATGGTGTTGAGTTGAACGAACGCCTTCTTTTGGTTTTCGTCGTCGGATATGCGAATCCACTTTTCCGACGTCCAATGCCGCTGCGCCGCGTTCCAAATGCCCCGATAGAGTTTCAGCTTCCACTGGCGATAATTCAAATTGAACGGCCCCAACTCGGCCATGCCAGGCTGTTGGAGCAACTTGATCGCCCGGCCCGATATGTTCGCGATGGACGCGCCGGAGAGGACCGCCATATTGATGCTGGCAAACTGGTCGATCTCATTCGAGGCGCCGGTCGCCATTTCGCCGAATACCGCCACGTCCTGCGGCTTGTCGTCTGGCTTCAGCGTGCGGCCGGGATTGACCTCGATATAGCCGTCCGGCCGCGCCATTTCGATGCGGGTTTTCTCCACATCATCAACCGCGCCTTTGTCCGCGACGATCCGGCGCGAGTTGGCGATATGCAATTGCTTCGACTTGCTCTGGTTGAGCGAGTCCTGCGGCCCCTTCAGATTGCGGACGAAGCCGTAGCGGTCGCCGTCATGGTCCACCGCGACCGAGAACATATTGAATGATCGATCGCTCTTGCCGCGCTCGTCAAAGAATGGAGAAACGCCTTGGTCGAGGATGACGGTCGAGACATAGAACGCCCAGCACCATTTTCCCCGGTTTTTATACCAATGCTCGATGATGCGAACGCGCTGCGACGAAGTGATGACCCACTTGTATTCTCGGTCAGCGTTAGTTGTGAGATCGCTGTCGCCTTCAATGAGCCCGCGAAGTTCGTCTTCCTTGTCAGGGAAAAGCTCAATCGCCTCATCGATATCGAACCACTTGCTTATGCCCTCATAACGAGCATCGGAAAAGTCGGCGCGATAGGACTTAGGGTCATAGAAATATTCGTCTCCAACCACCCACGCAAGGGCAATATCGACCTGCCCTTTGTCGTCCTTAGTCAGGACGCGCTGCACCCCGGCGACGCCATCAATCCCGGCCTGAAGCAAACACCAAGGATCAGTGCCTTTGAAGTCGTTGCCCTCAAGCACGTAGCGGATAACTTGCGTCGCGAGGTCGGCGCCCTGCTCGCTGCGGACGTGGCGGGGGAGCGCCCTCGGGTCGGAGCGGCCACGCTCGACGACGCCGACAATTTGATTGATCTTGCGCGAGACTCGGTTCCAAGTCAGCGGCGGCTGGCGGCGGCGGCGAAGAGTGTTGATCTGATCTGGCGTATATTGCGCGCCGTGATAATAGCGCCGCGCGTCCTTCTGTTCCTCAATCTCGTCAACCTTCGTCGTCAGGTAGTCCAAGAACTGCGTCCGCAGCTTGCGAACGTCGAGGAACTGCTCTTTCTCTTCGTCAACGTCTTGGGGGCGGTTCTCGGGCGACTTCTCGTTGTTCTCGCGCTCTGCGACTTGCGGAGCCCAACGCGCGGAGTCGCCGGATGCGGCCTGATCCCACGCGTTAGCCATGGTTGCTTGCCGACGCCTTTTCAAGAGCTTTCTCGCTCACTAGCCCGCGCGCCATGTGATGCTTTAGGCCGCTTGCCAGCTTATGGTGCATCTTGGCCTTTTTCTCGTGATGTTTTGCCACGGCTTCGACGAGCTTGGGGTTCGCCTTGATCTTCTCCGCGTGCTCGATAGTGCGGCCGGCATGCTCCAACTCGTGGTCTTCCCAAGGGCCGTCCTTGCGCTCATGCGGCTCCTTGTATTCATGCATTGCTTCGGGAGCGTTCGTGCTAAGCCCGCTCTTGTTGGACGCGCTCTCACCTTTTGGCATGGTCATGCCCACCCGTTGCGTTCGGCCAGCTTTTCATACTGGCGCTGTGAAATCTTGCCGGCATTCTTGGCCTCTTCCGCCGCGCGCTGTTCTTTGGAAGCCGGCGCCGTAGCGGACTGAGACAGGATTTTCTTCAAATCCTCAAGCGCATCGTCCATCGCGTCAACGGGGATTTCAAGCTGATGGCTCTCGACGGTCTCTGCTATTTTCTTGGCTTTATCTATTGCCTCTTTTGCCGTCTTGCCAGTCGCGACGACCGCACCGATCTCCGGCATTCCTGTCGCTTGCGGGCTGACGTAAATGTCGCCGTCGATGACGGTGTAATGCCGCAGCTTTATGTTGTCCCGGTATTCATCCGGAAAGCGAATGTGCGCGTAATTCTGGTCGGCCCATGTCGAGTGGAGGAGAACTTCCGCGCCCCACACATTCCCGTCAAATTCGGGCTCGATCAGTATCCCCTCGGCGCCATACCACATGACCTCGGAGAGGTTGCCGCACATGATCTGCATCAACTCGCTCGGCGGGCTCCCGCATCTCGCTGTGCCGTCAATCAGATATCCATTGCCGTCAGGAGCCACGCGGACTTCCGTGCTCCAGCACCCCCGATATTGATTCTCGCGCATGTAGGCGGACACGGCGCGATTAACGTCTTGGACCTGATCGGGGACTTTGGCGCGATCAATGACCCGGCAAACGTAAGCCTGATCTTTCTTCTCGATCCCGCACATAGTCTTCGACCAGAATTTCCCGTCAACTGCCACGCCATCCCACCCGGTCTCAATGGCAGGATCGATAGCCGCCTCGACGACAAAATCCATGACGTGCGCTCGCGCGCCGAGACGATGTTCCACCTCGTCCAACACTGGCTCGGCATGATCATAGTTGAGCGCGTTCAACGTCTCGATGTCGCCGCGCTCGCCGTGGTGTCCGCCCAATTTGACGAACTGCTTTTCGTTGGCCTTGAGGTGCTTGCGGAGGGCGGCAATCCCCTTGATTTCTTTGTAGTCGCCGACAGGGAGCCCCGCCTTTGACATCATCTTCTTTGTGAAGACGCGATCTAGCTCCAGCATCGACCCCGCGTAGCCACACCCCCAAACGCGCTTTCCTTGTGAGCGGAGGTAAGTGTGCAACCCGGCGTTATAAACGTCTGGGAAGACCCAAAGATCAATGTCGTCGGCATGCTCCCATGGGTTGACCACGCGCTCGAAGTCAGGGTCGCCAGCGCCGACAACGAGTCCCCGTGAAGTCGGATACGAGCCGACCCAATCATTGCAGTAGAGAACCCGCCCAAAGTCTTTCGCCAGCCGCTTCGCGATCTCGACGAATATCCCTCCAGGCTCCCAGACGAGAACCGTCTTCTTCCGCAAGTTCTCCATGCTCAACCCTCTACCGGATCAAAGCGCGGGTCGCTGGCGGAGCCATCGTGCATCGGAGCGTCGAGAGAAAGCGTCTCGCAACGTCCCATGAAATCGACGCCAAGCGCAAATTCTCTAGCCGGCGCAATTAGTCCCGTAATGTCGAATTTCTGGCAGGACGAAATGTGTAAATAAGCCCCGTCGTGTTGATCCCAAGTGTCGAGGACTATAAAACTTTCGGTAAGGGGCTGGCACGCCGTCATGCCGTTTCCGCCCTTGCCGTCTTCCGTTGGATATCTCCAAACCGCCGGAGCGCCGGCCGGCGTCATCCCAAGCGCCTGGACCGCGCGCACAAGGAAATAGCGCCATTGCACGTCCGAGAGAGAGCCGCGCAACACGACATTTTGCGTGTAAATTCTGCGGCCGAACTCAGTCATGCATTTTCGCCATCTGCTTGGGAGAGATCAGCCCGCGCTTCGCGGCCTTGCGGACATGCTTCGGCAGCTTCTTAATGCTCTTGCCGTGGCTCGCCGCGACGAACTCCTTGCCGACCTTGGCCGGTATCCCGAGCGTCGAATGGCCTTCGGCGGCGCTGTGCATCGCGGCGTTTTGGGCCTTGCTCACAACTGGCATTTCATGCTCCGCTTTGCCGCGAAACTCTATTTTCGCATTGTTGGACTGAACGGTCGATTCAGCCATTACATCGTCATCGCGACGCTGTTGATCTGGCCCGTAACCGCGCCGCTCGCCGAAGTTACGAGCATCACCAACTCGACGGTGACATGCGATCCAGGAACAAGCCCCGTGCCGGGGATCGTAAACGTCAGATTGCCAGCCGTAGCCGGAATCTGCTGCGCCGCCGTAATGCCGGAGATCGCCGTCTCGACGCCGTTGACCTCAGTATATGCCGCAACCGTCATCGTCGTGTTGGCTGCCGTAACGACCGTCCCGGAATAGTTGCAATTGACCGTAACTGCGATGCTTGCCCCGGCGATATATGTGTCCGCAAGGTCTAGCTCGAATAGCGCCTTGTCCGTCTTATTCGCGGCACCGGACGTGGCCTCGCCGAGCAGCACGAGAACAGAGCCCGCCGTGCGCGAGACGCCTACGGTTCCTGACGGCGTGCCGGCCGCGGCCGTCATGGGGACGCCGAGGTCAGACTTCGCGTTCGTCAAGGCGAGATAGCGAACCAAGCCGCCGCCCGCGCCTGTCGGAACAAACACCGACGACACCCCTTGCGGCTGGCCATTGCCGCCATTCTGATGCGATTGCGCCAACGTGCTGATGTAGAGCGTCCCGCCCGAGACCGCATAGCTCTGCGTCATCAGCTCTGAAATAGTATTCTGCGTTGGCGATGGCGCCGGCTGCTGGTCGAGGACAACCGTCTGCGCCAGCGCGGCGGATGCGAACAGCAAAGCGGCGAGCGCCAGTCCGAATTTTCTCATCGTCGATTTTCCTTCGTCACAGCGGCCGGACAATGCCAAGCTCGTTGATGCGGTTCTTGCCGTAAGTGTCTAAATCATTAGAACGTCGAGCGCCTCGTCATGCTCGACAGACCGAGTTTCGCGATAATCGTCGCGGGCCTTGACTTCCGGCTTGATCTCGGATGGACCTGAAA